CTGGCAAGTGCTGGAATAGTTTTATCCCCTTGATGCTGGCGAGCAATCCCGGCATCACCGATCTTTACATCACCTTTGATGTGGCCCAGGCGGTTGGCGTCTTCCCGAATTCGCCATCTATCTCTCGGGAGAACATCTCTACTGCCGACTGGCTCTCCGCGAAGTCCGACTACTATGCTACCCAGGTCGTCAGGACCGCTGCCCAAGTGACCGAACTTTACGGCCTTCCTCCCGCCCCCGCCATCGCTGGCCGTATCGTTCATCGCGGCCAGGTGATCGTCGTTTCCCAGAGTCCTGCCAACGTCCCACTTCTTGCTGTCTCTCCCCGTTTCGTCCAAACTCAGGCTATGGGTGGCCAGACCGCCGCAACGTTCACTGAGTCGCAGGGCCACACCATCCATGGCGACGTTTGCATAGACCTTGGCGGCCTCACTGCTACCACCACTGATCGCGCTGCCTGGACTGCGCTGACTCGTGCCACCGGTAATATTTATCTTAAAATGGGTCCCATGATGTCTTCGCCGACCCAAGTTGAGGCCGGCTGGAGTAAGAGTCAGATTCTCACCGCTCTCCTTACCGTTGCGAGCTCCCAGCGTACCCCCTATCTCACGGCCCAGGTTGATGCTGATGGCCTTGTGTCCTCTGCAGTTTTGTCCCATCTATCCCGCTGCTTGTCCCCCGCTGCGGCTGCTCGTTTGGGACTGCCCGCCCCTAATCCTGTCATTGGCGTTCGTCCGTACATCGCCGCCAAGTATCGTTCTGCGTGGCTCCGTTCTGCCGAGCCTTCCCCAGACAACTACACTGCTAGGACTCACCGGGCTCGTGTCACTGGCGTGCGCACCGCACCCTCCCCTGCGTTCTCTCGCCACACTGCTGCAGTCCCCGCCTCTCATCAAACCGTCGCTGATATTGTTCAACATCTCACCAGCGTCCCTGCCGATTCAGTCCTCTCTGTTCCTGCCACTTCGTATTCGCTGCCTCCGGCTCCCGTTCTCACAGGGAACCCTGATCCCGTTTTTGACCTCGAGGAGCCTACGGATGACGTTCTTCGCGAGGTGACGGCCCCCAATGCCAACTCTACTTTCCAGCATGTTCCTGATGGTTCGCCCGGCACTCTCCACCACACCCGCGCTGATAAGCTCACTGATGCAATGGGGATGGCCAAACGCATTCGAGTGGGCGAGAGTTCCAGGCGTTGGACTTCCACTGACGCTCGTCGCCTCGCCCAGTTACAACGCGGTTTCAAAAAGTTTTTTGACGTTTCCGCTTGGCATTCTGAGGGGTTCAACCCCGCCCTACTTGAACGCTGCACCCAGGACAAGCTTGCGAGCTGGGCGGCCAAACGCACTAAGAAGACCCTGTTGTATAGCGTTGCTAAACAGAATCTGGACGCACCCTTCAACATGGTGCGCCTTTTCCCGAAGGGCCAGTACATTAAAAAGAAAAAAAAACACG